CAGATCGCCTCTCTTACCCGATTGTATTGAAGGTACCCAATAGCTCCTTCTCGCGTGGCGTGGTCAAGGTGAGCTGCTGGGAGGAGCTTGTGGCTGAATCCAACGTCCTATTCCGGCAGAGTGATGTTCTGATCGCACAGGAATACGTCTATACAGATTTCGACTGGCGTATCGGTATCGTCAATGGCGAACCACTATATGCCTGCAAGTACTTCATGTCCCGTGGTCACTGGCAAATCTACAACCATAGTGCAACGGGTGATGATAAGGCAGGACGCTTCGAGACGTTCCTCGTTGAAGACGCACCAAAAGAAGTGGTTGATCTTGCACTCAAGACTGCCGCATTGATTGGTGATGGTTTCTATGGCGTAGACATCAAGGATAAAGATGGTCGCCTGATGATCATCGAGGTAAACGACAACCCGTCTGTGGAGTCTGACATCGAGGACTTGCGTCTGGGTGATGTCCTATATAAAAGGGTCCTACGAGAGTTCCTAGATAGAAGAGAGCGTAAGCGCGGAGTACACTGATGTCAGTTCTTGCTAACCAGCCAACCAATCTCAATCCGTTAAGCCAGATCGGCTTTGTCTTCCAATTGAAGCGTTGCCCGACTGTGGAGTTCTTCATCCAGAAGGCCAACATACCGGCTATCATCCTACCTCGCGCTCCTGTGTTCACACCCTTTGTGCAGATTCCTGAGCCAGGAGATCATATCAATTTCAGTGAGTTCACCATCACTTTCCAGGTGGACGAACAGATGGTTAACTACATGGAGATTTTCGACTGGATCGTCTCCATTGCGAAGCCCCGTGATTACACTCAGGAAGTTCCTTTCAGTCAGCGAGTATCTGATTGCACCCTGACGGTACTGTCAGCATCCAAGAATCCGATCACTCAGATCACCTATACTGATATCTGGCCAACCATGGTATCGGCTCTACAATTTGACGCAACAGCATCAAGTGTGGTATACATTACATGTGAGGTGACCTTTGCATACCGTGATTTCACAATCCAGACCATCGCTACCGCAGTTTAACGGTAGCTGAACAGGCCATCGAAAGGGGGCTTGACAAGATTCCGTGGATTTGGTATAATGCTCTTCCCCAAGAACTTTAATACCACTATTGATCCATAATAGGACCTCAAGAAGATATCAGACCGAACGAAGTGAGGGATGTCCCGAAGGGATAAGGTATAAAGCACTATAAGGTTTCTTCTGGGGTTTAAGGATAGGTACGTCCCGAGTTTGTGGGTGACCATCACAGTGCGGCTTCGCCGCCAGTCCTTCGGACTGTACCACATCTTCTTATTCACGTCAACCTCTTGACATTGGTCTGCGTTTGTGTTATAATCGCGTACGATCAGTGAGAGATTATACCATGAAGCTCGAAGAAATACAATCCCTCTGGGCACAGGACTCCAAGATCGATTCCAGCAACCTTGGCGATGAGTCCCTTAAAATCCCCTCCCTCCATAGTAAGTACTTCCGCATCCTCTCTGAGGAACGCCTGCGTCTGAAGAAACTCAATATGGACCACAAAGCCCTCTACAGGCTCCGTCATGAGTTCTTCACAGGCACCATTGCAGATGAAGACCTGAGGGACAAAGGATGGAAGCCCAACCCCCTAAAGATTCTACGCACAGACCTACCTCTTTATCTGGAATCAGACAAGGAGCTTGTAGACCTCACATTGCGCATTGGACTTGCAGAGGAGAAGCTGGACTTCCTGAAAGACATCATCAAGTCCCTCAATAACCGCAACTACATCATTAGCAACAGTATCAACTGGCTGAAGTTCTCTAACGGCGTAAATTAAATGACAGACATTCGCATCGTTCCTCTAAATGAAAGCCATATGCGAGTGGAATGTGATAGATCAATCGCAATGGAGGTTCAAGAGTACTTCTCGTTCTTCGCAAAAGACTACCGCTTCATGCCCGCATTCAAAAATCGCATCTGGGACGGCAAGATAAGGCTCTACAACCTCCTCACAAAGACCCTCTACAAGGGACTCCTCGATGAGGTTAAGGCATTCGCTGATCTTAATGAGTACACAGTGGAGATTGATCCCTCCTTTTCACAGGCAGAATTCTCCCTGGAAGAAGCTCGTGAGTTCGTCAAGACCTTGAAGCTCAAGTACGAACCCTACGATTACCAACTAGAAGCCTTCGTTCATGCTGTCAGAAACAACCGCAGCATGACGATTAGTCCTACTGCATCCGGCAAGTCTCTGATCATCTATCTCCTCCTTCGATACTACAAGAAGAGAACGATGATTGTAGTCCCTACCACAACGCTGGTGCATCAGCTCTTCGATGATTTCAAGGATTACGGTTTCGATTCTGATACCTTCTGCCATAAGATCGTTGAAGGCGCAGAGAAGAAGACGAATAAGCCTTTCATCATCTGCACATGGCAGTCGGTTTACAAGGAGCCCAAGAAGTTCTTTGATAAATTCGAGCTGATCATTGGAGATGAGGCCCATGAGTTCAAAGCAAAGAGCTTGACATCGATCATGGAAAAGGCTACGGAGTGTAAATATAGACATGGGTTAACGGGTACGCTGGACGGCTCCTTGACTAATGAAACAGTGCTGAAGGGCTTGTTTGGACCCAAGAGGCAGGCGACCACTACCAAGGAGATGATGGATACCGGCAAAGCTTCGGTGCTCTCTATCAAGGCCCTGGTGCTGGAATATCCTGATGAGTTCCGCAAGGCCATGAAGGATTGTACGTACAAGGAGGAGGTCGATTTCCTCTGCCAGTACAAGCCCAGGAACAAGTTCATCAAGAATCTTGCGCTGTCCCTCGAAGGCAACACCATCGTTATCTTCCGGTTCACCGAGCACGGTAAGACGATCTACGAGATGATCAAGGAACAGGCAGGCGATAGGCCGGTCTACTTTGTGAACGGCGATATCAAGGGAACCAAGCGAAACGATATTCGATCACTGATTGAAGAGCAAACCAACGCTATCGTTGTCGCCTCCATCCAGACCTTCGGAACTGGTATCAACATTAAGAACCTGCCGAACATTATCTTCACCTCACCTAGTAAGTCCAGAGTCAAGGTTCTCCAGGCTATCGGACGTGTCCTCCGCAAGACACTGACCAAGACCAAAGCAACTCTTTATGATATTGCGGATGACTTGTCATGGAAGGCACACAAGAACTACACGATCAAACATTTCATTGAACGTGTGAACATGTACGTAGCAGAGAAGTTCAAGTACAAGCTCTACAACATCTCCCTTAAGTGAGGAAAAGTCATGGACAGAGATGATCTAGTGTATATCAGCCTGAGTAATGGCGATGAGGTTATCGGAGTGTATCTGGAAGAAACCCCGACACAGACCCTCATCAAGGAACCACTCAAGCTAACCAATATGATCGATACCGAGGTCCGACTTCTGGGTATCCATCGGTATAGTCGATTCATCAACAACTCGGTGGTGCCTTTCCAGACACAAAATATCGTCGTCATGTCAAAGGTACGCACTGAGGTTGAAGACCTTTACGTTAAAGCGATACGCTGGCACGAGAAAGTTGTTGATGTAGATGCCGGTAAGTGCATTGAAGAATACACCTCCAGTATTAACAGGGAACTGGAAGGTGACAAAGTGGTGGATGAACTTAAGGACCAAGAAATCGCCTTCCCTTATCTGATAGAGAATACAACAAGACATTAAAGGTACCAGATGAGCGAGCCACAGAAGACGAAGAACAATTACATCGATAACAAGCAGTTCTATCGAGCGATTTGTGAGTACAAGGAGTTGGCCGCACAGTATAAGAGGGAAGGAAAGACAAAGCCCCCATTGACGAATTACATTGGGGAATGCTTCCAGCTTATCGCCAAGAACGTGGCAACTAAACCTAACTTCTCCAAGTATCCTTATCTCGATGAGATGCGGTCGGACGGCGTTGAGAATTGCGTCCACTACTTCGATAACTACAATCATGAGAAGTACAGTAATCCCTTTGCCTACTTCACCCAGATCATCTACTACGCATTCCTCCGCCGTATCCATAAAGAGAAGTGGCAGCTGTATATCAAATACAAGATCATGGAGCGTTCCACCATCTATGATGAGGTAGCAGATCAAGCCGATCATGATGACTCCTACTCTCTGGAGAACCACGGTCTGGATAACGAGAAGCTCATTGATATCGTCAAGGGCATCGAAAGTTGGGGTGCTAAGCGAAGGGTTCGTAAGAAGAAGGGCCTAGAGAAGTTTATTGAGGAAAATGAAGATGGAGAAGACAAACCATATAGTGCCAACGATGATTCGGGATTGGGCACGGAACTTGAAGGACCCGAAGCTTTCGAAGATGACTAAAGAGAACTACTACTCGAATCTGAAGACGATTCGAGAGTTCTGCGAAATTGAGATGCGTGACTTTGATCGTAGCCAGAGGCGTTATAAGTGAGTCGAGTAGTCCTAATTACAGATCAGCACCATGACGCCCGTGATGGAAACAAACAGATCGGAGACTTCCAGAGTAGATTCTATGAGGAAGTCTTCTTTCCCTACCTGGACAAGAACCCTGATATCAAGACGGTCATCGACCTAGGCGATACCTTTGACCGCCGCAAGAATGTCAACTTCACTTCCCTGAAACGTGCTAAAGAAAACTACTTTACACCGCTCAAAGAACGTGATATAATGCTACTCTCGATCATAGGCAATCATACTGCCGCGCTCAAGAACACCAACGAAGTCAACACGATGGAACTGCTGTTTGGTGAGTATGACAACATCCGAGTCTTCAAGGACCCCGAGGTTGTCAAGGTGGATGGTCTGGACCTCCTCATGCTCCCCTGGATTTGCTCAGGTAACTACGCCGAATCCATGTCTGCCCTGCGGAGCACCAAAGCCGAGATCGTGCTTGGACATCTAGAACTCAAGGGTTTCCAGATGTACAAGGGAGTGGTTAATGACCATGGTATGGAGACCGATATCTTCGGTAAGTTCGATATGGTGATGACCGGTCACTTCCACCACAAGTCCTCTCATGGAAACATCCACTACCTGGGTGCCCCCTATGAGATGAACTGGTCGGATTGTAACGATAGACGCGGCTTCCATGTATTCGATACTGAAGATAGGTCCCTTACCTTCATCAAGAACCCCCTCAAGCTGTTTCATAAGCTCAATTACGATGAGCGTCAGTTCACCCTCGATGAACTCAAGAAGATCGACCTATCGTCCTTCCAGGGCTCCAACATCAAGGTCGTGGTTGTCCAGAACTCGGATCGTATCATGTTCGATACATTCATTCGTCGTCTGGAAGATGCTGGTCCTGCTGATGTACAGGTCATTGAAGACTTCAGCCGCCAAGCCATCACGGTCGATTACGAGAACCTCGATGAAACTGATGACGCTCTAACCATCGTATCGAAGTACCTAGATCAGATCGAGGGTATCACCAACAAACCCAAGATCGATTCCCTCATGCAGTCCCTCTACAGTGAAGCCATGAACTTAGCCTAATGAAAATCAACTTTCGTCATGTACGCTACAAGAACATCCTGAGTACAGGTAATACCTTCACTAGTATCGATTTACTCCGCTCCAAGTCCACGTTGATTCTCGGTAAGAATGGCAGTGGCAAGTCCACGATTATTGAAGCCATCATCTTCGGTCTATTCGGCACAAGTTATCGAGACATCAACAAGGGCCAGCTCGTCAACTCCATCAACAAGAAAGACTTGCTGGTGGAGATTGAGTTCGAGATTGGCGGCATGGTCTACATGGTTCGCCGTGGAATCAAGCCTAACCTCTTCGAGATTTATCGAGATGGAACGCTAGTAGATCAGGCATCCGATGTCAGAGAGTACCAGAGCTACCTGGAGACGCAGGTTCTCCGACAGAACTACAAGACCTTCACCCAGGTATCCGTGATCGGCACAGCCGCCTACGAGCCCTTCATGAAGCTCAAGCCAGCAGTCCGCCGTGAAGTGATTGAGGGAATCCTTGATACGGAAATTTACTCGGTGATGAGCGCTCTCCTGAAGGAACGAGCTAAGGAGAACAAGCGTCTTCTGGGTGAGTTTGATCGAAAGATTGCGGTCCTGGATGGTAAAATCGAAGTCAGTCGAAGGATGATTGCCCAGGCTAAGCAGGATTCGGCCCTGGTGATCGACCAGAAGAAGACGAAGATCAAGGAGTACCTAGGTAAGAAGGAAGTGTTACATCTCGCTCTAGCCGCAGCACAGAGCGAATCAGAGGCACTCAGAGAACAACTAGAGGCACTCCCCAGACTCAATACTCGTCGTACCAAGCTATTGGATATCGAGCGCGAGTTGGAGAAGAAGAAGACCTCCCTCCAGACAGAGATCAAGTTTTTCCAGAATAACGATAATTGTCCGACCTGTAAGCAAGACCTCACCACTGACTTCAAAGATTCTTGTCTGGCACCTAAACAGATGAAACTCAATGAGGTGTTTGATGCCCTGTTGGAGCTAGATAATCAGTTGACCGATATCAACCAGTCTATGAGTGCTCTAGATAAACCCCAGGTCGATTTGCGGAAGGCCGAAACTGAGATCAACAATCTAACCGGCGACCTCAATCTCCATAATCGTCTGATCAAGACTCTTCATGATGAGATCGTGGAACTGGAAGGTAAGCAGGCCCAGGACCCCGAGAGCGATTCCAAACTCAAGGAATTCCTGGATGAGAAGACGGCAGTTG